CGAGATAGTTGACCTTCTTACTGACGGTTCCGCCGATCAAGCCACCTCGCTCGGTTATGAGCGCCTCACAGTCTTTGCGCGGACCGAAAGCCATGGTGCCGGTAAACATAAAGCAGCGCCCAATTAGGACTAGTTCAGGCGCTGGATTGCAATAGGGTAGGGTGGAAGGTGCCACAAATGGTTTATCTGTCGACAGGGTTGGGCCTGTGAATTTATGCAGCAACTCGACTAGTTCGATGCTTTCTTCAGGCTGCAGGATGCCGTCGCTGAGCATGTCAGCCAACCGACGGTAGATGATGTTAACGACTGGATCATCAAAGTGGATGAAGTTGGTTTCAATCCAAGTCTTGAGGAATTCGGCTTCCCGTTGGTTGACCGTTCCGTCGGCGATCAGGCCAGCACTTAGGCCAATCAGTTCATCGGCCGCACGCCGCTCAATACGAGCTTGATGAAAAAAGCGACTGTTCTGAAAATCCTGATGCAGATCCATCTGTTTCGTCCTCCTCGTCAATATCGTTCCCTGAGCCGGCCAGTTTCGATATATCTGGCGTGAAGGTAACTATCATCCCGGTGCGCTGGCAAATGAGGGTGGGCTCATCGTTCAGGTCTATGTTAAGCGCCTCGCCGCGTAGTCCTTGCCACTCCGCCAGGTACTGCAAGGAGCCCCACCGCGTTAGTTTTTTCAAGGTCTTCAGTCCACCGCCTTTCCAACCAAGCGGTGGAAGCTCGCCCGCGATGCAGCGCGCGGAAAGCTCCGGATCGCGCTGCGCATTGCGGCGGCCAAGCTGCCAGCAATGGATAAGCCCGCGATCTTCGGCGAGCCAGGTTTTGTCCCAGCTCAAATCTTCGCGGTCTGGCTCGGATGTACTGCGGTAAATCCTCATGCGTTCCCTCGCTGACTTTTAGAGTTCGACGATCTTCCGGCGCGCCCTGGCGCAGACCATCCACTCTTCGTTGAGCTTGATGTATTTTTCTGGCCAGTCGGGATTCGTGGCGTGCAGAAAATATTCGCTGCCGTCTCGGCAGAGCTGTTTGATGGTGACGGAGTGATCGCTCAGGCGCTTCGCCAGAACTATGTGGCCTGGCGACCACTGCAGATCTGGATCGAACACGACTTTTTCGCCGGGTGCTAGCTTGGGGTACATGCTGAAGCCGTTGACCACGAGCACGAACGAACGTGGCCCAGCTGGCCCGCCGGCTTCGACCCATTCATCAGCATGGCCAGGCTGGAAGTTATCAACGGCTTCGCAAAACTCTCCGGCCTGCACTTCTCCGATCACCGGGAGCAGCCTGTGCTGGCTGTATGCCCCGCCCGTGTCTGCGATTGCAGATGAACTGGCCATCTCCAGCTGCGCTGCGGCCGAGAACGAGGCGCCACCCGGATCTTGCGTATCACCAGTACCTGGTGCGGTGAGCGTCCCAGGGAGCAGGGCAAGCTTCCTTTCCATATTCGCAGCAGCTCGCTCGCCCATGTTTCTGTGGCCGTTGAGTATCTGCGACAGGTAAGAGGCGTCGAGGTCGTGCCTGTCCGAAAACTCTTTCAGCGATGTATCGCCGATAAGCGCTTTGAGGGTGGCTATGCGGGACTGGTAGATATCCATTTCTTTATGGTGGTTTGCCGTTAGCAATCTGTAAATTACTGTTTGCTATTGCGGGTATCGTTAGCGCTTGCTAATGTGCGCCTCAAATGGAGGAACACATGACTCTTCTTGAATTCATCAAACCGCTCGATAAGCAAGCGCTGCTCGCCTTCGCTAAGCAATGCGAGACGACACCTGGCCAGCTAAAGCAGGTGGCTTACGGTAACCGTCGGGCCAGTGCCGCCTTAGCGATTGCGCTTGAGCGTGAAACTGATGGTGCGATCCGATGCGAAGACACCCGGCCCGATATCGACTGGGCTTATCTGCGTAATTCGGCTGGGCCGGGAGCTGTTCCTGTCGCTTGCAAGCGCGGGCTCCAGCGGCGCGGCGAAAGGCGGGCGGAGGAACGCCGGCAAATTGAACGCCGACATGAAGATCGACGCGCCTAACCACCCACCAAGCAAAACCCGCTGGGACACAGCACAAGGAGCAGAGCAGCGGGGTCGGCACAGGGAGCCTCAACAGCAGACCGGGGCCGGCACAGGCCGGAGGCCAAGAGCAACAAACCTGACGCCACGGCGGCAGGTAGATGTAGAGGCAGGAATCAGGGCTCCACTCACCAAGAATAGGCCCTGACCCTGCGGACCGGTAGACGGGTACCACCCCAGACTACCTCAACCCGCGACCCGAGGACACAGCACGTATCGGGAGGGTCGCGAGCTGTAGGCCAACTGTAGGGCAATTGCCCCGCGGGTGGCTACAGCGTTACCGGGGCATTAACGCTATGAGCCGCAGAGATCTTTTACCGGGCACCGGCCCGGTGCTGAATGTACGACAGGCGTTGTACCGCGCCACGCGCGACGCAACAGGGGGCCAGAACGCGGTAGCACTGACTATCGGCATGGCTCCGGATGAGCTGAACAAGCGCGTAAGCCCTAACAACAATCGCCCCCTGCACCCTGAATTTCTTGAAGAGATCGTCGCCGCCACGCGCGACCCGCGCTTGCTGGCTGCCCTGGTGCGGCCGGCCGGTGCGGTGGCCTACGTGCCGCGCGCGGTGCCAGCGACGCGCGAGGCGCTGACGTCGTTGAGCGAGTTGCTACACGCCGAAGGCGACTTCGTGGCGAGCCTGCATGAGGGCGCGGCGGACAAAGTGTGGCTGCCACACGAAGTCGAGGAGCTGCGCTACCACGCCAACCGAGTTATCGGCCATGTACTGGGCATTGTGGCCGGTGCCGAGATGGCAATGCTTGAGCATGTTGTAAGCGGGGAGGTGGGCCATGGATGAGCGCGCTTTCGAGATGGCGCAACAGCGCGAGATGGACGAACGAGAGGCGGCCATTGCCGCCCGCGTACGTTATGAGGGCGTGAGCCTGAGCGAGTGCGAGGAGTGCGGCGACGATATCCCGCCTGCGCGCCAGGAAGCGGTAAAAGGCTGCCGGTATTGCATCGCCTGCCAGGTGGATGCGGATAAGTGGAATGCGGGGGTGCGTCGTGGGTGAGTCTGTGCCTCTCACCCTGAACGATCTGGCCGAGTTGCTGACCTTCATTCATGCCGACGACCGCGACACTTGGTTGGCAGTGGCGATGGGGGTAAAGGCCGAATTCGGCGAGGCGGGCTTCGATGCCTGGGATGCCTGGAGCCAGTCCGGTGATGGTTATAAAGCGGCGGATGCGCGCAGCGTATGGAAGAGCTGCCGCAAGCGCGGTACGGGCATGGGCACGGTGATCAAGCTGGCAAAGGACAACGGCTGGAGCCCGCGCCGTGAGCCCATCACTGCCGAAGAAAAGCGCCGGTTGAATGCCGAGGCCGAAGCAAGGCGCGCAGTGCGCCAGGCGGAGGTCGAGGCGGACGAGGCGCGGTCGGCGGTGATGCGTGAAGCGGTTGCCAGCGCGTGCCAGCTGATATGGGGAAAGCACTGCAAGCCGCAAGGCACGAGCCCCTACCTTGAGCGAAAGCAGGTGGGGGCTTTTGGTGTTGGCTTTTTCCATTACACGGTTGTGCTGGCGATTGATGATGCGCGGCAGCGTTGCGATGTGTGGGTGGGCAGCGAGACGCGGGAGTTTTTCGCCAACCTGCCCAAGCCCCGGCCGGATTCGATCAGCTTTCTTATGTTCAAGGTCGGCACCATTGCGGTGCCGCTGCGCGATGCGGCGGGCAAGCTGTGGAGCCTGCAGGCGATCAACGAGCAGGGCACCAAGCTGTTTCCGAAGTATGGGCGCAAGGCGGGCTGCTACCACGTGCTGGGCGAGCTGGCCGGCGCACCGATCATTGCCGAGGCTGAAGGTTATGCCACGGCAGCGAGTGTGCGCATGGCGATGGGTTGGCCGGTTGCGCTGGCGATCGATTCCGGCAACGTGCCTGCGGTTGCTCAGGCGTTGCGGGCACAGTGCCCGGACGCGCAGCTAATGATTGCCGGTGATGATGACCCGACGGTGAAGGGCAACCCGGGCCGCACGAAGGCCGAGGCTGCAGCGGCGCAAGTGGCCGCTGTAGCGGCCTTCCCGCTGATGCCTGACAAAGGGCAGGGCGGTGATTGGAACGACCTGCACGTGAGCGGTGGGCTTGAGGCCGTTGCGGCGCAGCTGGACGCGGCCTTGGCCGCTGGTGAGCCTTCCCCGGCCCCATCCGAGGCCGAAGCCGCGGCGCCGGCCGGCTCCTCCGACACCGGGGGGCAGGGGGCGGGATTGACCGGCGAGCAGGTACTGCGGCGCTTTGCGCTGGTGGAAGGCACCACGCACGTGTGGGACCAGGACAAGAAGACCGTGATGAAAAAGACGGCTTTCGAGGCGCTGGTGACCAAGCCGCTGGCGAAGGCCTGGATGGAGGACACGGGAAAGAAGCTGATCGGCGCCGATGCGGTGCGTGAGATCGAGCAGGCGCGGCGGATGGCGGGCAAGAAGGCCACGGCGCTGGGGATGACGCCCATCGAGCGCTATGTGTACATCGATGGCACCAAGGATGTGTGGGACCGCGAGAAGAAGCGGCGCATTCCGGAAGGCGCGGTGAAGATGGCGCTGGGCGATGCCTACGCGCTGTGGCTGAACTCGGCAGAGCGGCGCACGGTGGATGTGGACCACATCGTGTTCGACCCGACGATGACTAAAGACCCGGCCACCTACATCAACACCTTCGAGGGGTTGCCGTTGGAGCCGGTGCGTGACGATGCGGCGTGCGAGAACCTGCGTTGGCTGATTTCCTTTTTGTGCAACCACGAAGCTGCGCCGCTGGAGTGGCTGACGAAGTGGCTGGCGTACCCGCTGCAGCACCCCGGCGCGAAGCTGGACACGGCGGTGCTGATGCACTCGGTGATGGAAGGCTCGGGCAAGAGCCTGCTGTTTGCCGATGCGTTTGGAGCGCTATACGGGCCTTATGCCGCGACGGTCGGGCAGACGCAGCTGGAGTCGAACTTCAACGCCTGGCAGAGCCGCAAGCTGTGGGCGGTGTTCGAGGAGGTTGTAAGCCGCGACCAGCGTTACAACCAGGTGGGCAAGATCAAGCATCTGATAACCGGCAAGACGGTGCGGATGGAGTCGAAGTTCATCAACGGTTGGGAAGAAGCCAACCATATGAATGCGGTGTTTCTTTCGAACGAGATCCTGCCGTGGCCGATCAGCGATTCGGACCGGCGCTTTCTGGTGATGTGGCCGCTGGAGACGTTGCCGGAAGAGCGGCAGCGGGCCATTGGCGCGGAACTGGCGAACGGTGGGGTGGCGGCGCTGTATGCGTGGCTGCTGGCCGTTGACCTGGGCGACTTCAACGAGCGCACGCGGCCACCGAAAACGGAAGCACGCCAACGGCTGGTGGCGCTCTCGCGCGCGGGCTGGCAGACCTTTCTGCACCAATGGCAGTGCGGTGAGTTGGGCCGCGAGCTTTGGGGCGCCTGCCTGTCGACTGACCTGTATGCGATGTTTCTGGAGTGGTGCCAGCGCAATCGCGAGCACTCGATGAGCCAGACGAAGTTCAGCCTGTTCATCAGCTCTGAGGTTGAAAAGACGCGCCCAATCCCTTGGACGGAAGGGGCTAACAGGCGCTTTGCGGCCTTCTTCTTTCCGAGTGACCCGGACTCTTCCCTGCCCCCATCTATGAATGCAGCTGCGCTTGGCCAGCATGTGGCGCAGTGGCGCGGGAAAGCGAAGCTGGCGGGCTGGGATGTGGATGGCTGGGACCATTTGAAGAAGGTGGCGGCATGAGTGCGCTTAAAGGTGTGTTGGGTTGTGTTGGGTTGTGTTGGGTTGGTTTTGCGAACCCGACACAGGTTAGAGCTCGTAACGGCGCGGTTTTGCGGGGCGTGTGTGGGGTGTGTTGGGTTTGGGGACGCGCGTGCGCGTATGCGTGCGTTTACGCTCGGCAATTGAACGACCGGGATGATGAGAGAAAAAAAGGCTATGCGAGGTCTGAAAAACCCAACAAACCCAACACACTCAACACAGTTGCTTTGAAGGCATTGATTTATAAAGGTTTTAAGTGTGTTGGGTTTGTGTTGGGTTGGGGTTTTTGTGTTGGGTTGGGGAGCGCAGCATGATCGAGGCCATGGAGGTGCTGTTGCAGGCGTGGGGCCGTGAGGTTGTGGACCCTGCTTTGGATGTGGCCATCGCTTCACCGCTGGGGCGGATGGGTGACGATGCGCCGGGCGGCGTGGGCGGGCATCGCTGCCTGTCGCTGGTGGAGTGCGCGGTGGCGATAAGCCGGGCGAGCGAGGCGGTGAGCATGGCGCTGGATGGCATGGCGAAGGATGCGCCGCTCGGGCTTGGTTCGCGGGGGCGTGTGCTGCAGCGCTTGGCGCACGTGCGCTACTGCCAGGGGCCGCAGGCGGTTGCCGTGACAGCGCAGTGTGCGCGGCTGGGTATCTCGGTGCGGACGTATCGCACCCAGGTGGACGAGCTGCACGCCGAGCTGCAAGCGGAGTGGCCAGTGGCGCTGGCCAGGCTGCAGGCGGCAGAGCGTGGCACCGATGCCCATGTCGCTGCGGTGAAGCGTGCGCGGCGGGCAAGGGATGCGGCGCGTGATGCGGTGCGTACGGAGCGCCGGCGGGATGCTGAACGCAAGGCGGCGGCGAGGGCGGTGAAGGCTGCTGCGTGCCGTTCGTCGTGAGCGAAAAGAGCATTGCGGGAGGATTGCCGGAGCATTCGGCGAGGATTGCCGAGGGGCGTAAAACGGGGGTTTACGCCTTTGCATGTCGGCTGTAAAAAGTCCCCATGGTTGTAGAGCTGCGCCCGCAGAGACAACCCCCAAGCGACGTGCTGTGTCGCGGTCTGTTCCCTGGCAGACCAGCCCTCGAAAGAGGGCACCCATTTCAAGGCTCACCCGCAACGGTGGGCCTTTTCATTTTCTGGCAGATGGTGCCGCCATCGCCCTTTGCCCGTCGCCATGCGGGCTTTTTTATTCGCTATCCGGAGAGCCACGCATGTCGACCGAACAGCAGGTGCAACAGTCGCTGGCTGACCTTCCTACCTGGTTGCTGATTCTGGTTGCCCTCGCCGGGCTGACCGGCGAAATGTGGCGGGCCGATGCGGCAGGGATGGCGGTGGGCGAGTTGGTCAAGCGGGTGCTGCTGCGCTTTGGCGCTTCGGCGGTGTTTGGCTTGGCCACGGTGCTGCTGGCTACGGCTTGGGGTTCCAGCCTGTTGACGGCTGGGGCGTTGGGTAGCGTGGTTGCGTGCCTCGGCGCCGATGTGGCCAGCGGGTTGTATGCGCGGTGGCTGGCGAAGAAGGCGGGTGTGTGTGATGTGCAGAGTAACCGAGGCGCTGAGTAGTGCGTGGATCAATCCATGCGCGTGATCTGGATGATGCATTGGCTGCGCTCGATAGGCTCGGAAAGGGCCTTGCGCCTCGCGCGCTAGCTGATGCGCTGAACCATACGGCCAACCAAGCGCGGCAGGCGCTGCGGGTTGAGATGCAATCAGTATTCAAAGACCCGACGCCTTGGACGTTGGACGCCACTCGCATCCGCTACGCGAAGCCGTCGGCTGAACCGGAAGCGGCGATTTGGGTGAAGGATGAGTCCGGCGGCAAGAACCCTTTCAGCGCCGAAGATTACCTGACGCCTCAGGTCGAAGGCGGTGAGCGGATCACTCGGCGTTCCGAGAAGTACTTGCGAGAGGCGGGCATCTTGCCCGCTGGGCGTTTTGTTGTACCTGGTGCGGGCGCTCGCCTGGATGCCTACGGCAACATCCAGCGTGGGCGCATTATGCAGATTCTGTCGGGCTTGAAGGCGTTGCGTCGCGATGGCTCGGATCACAGCGCCACCAATAGCATTCGCTCGCTCCGCAAGGGCCACGCGCAGGCCTACTTCGTGATGCGCCGAGGCAAGACTGCGATCGGCATCGCCGAGCGCCGTGGTAAGAGCCTCGCCATGGTGCTGGCGTTCGTCAGGCAACCGCAGTACCGCACCCTCTTCAAGTTCCATGATGTGGTGCGCCGCACTGCTGAGAACGATGCACAGCTCGAAGCGAATATAGACAAGGCCATCGCTGATGCATTGGGCGGTCGCCTCCCTGCCTTGGGTCGCCGTCGCTGACCCTCTCGTAAAACTTGCCGGGCAAGGGCGGGCCCCAACCCATGGGGGCCCCTGGGGAGTCGGAAGGGTCAAGGGTAATTCGAGCCGCGTTCTCGCCTTAGCGGAAGGGCTGCCAAGTTAGTTAACAGCGGTGAACTAGTTAACCGCCCCGCGTTATTCGGTTAACAGGTGGTGTCATGGAGCTATTGAGCAAGTCAAAATTCGCTGCCCGCAAGGGTTGGTCAAAGCCCTACGTGTCGAAGCTCGCCAAACAGGAACGCCTGGTGCTTACTCCGGATGGTCGAGTTGATGTGGCAGCGACCGAGGCGCTGTTGAAGGAAACCGCAGACCCAAGCAAAACCGGTGTTTCTGATCGTCACCAGCGCGATCGGGTAGAGAAGGGCGTGACCGCACACGTTACGCCAGACGCAGCAGTCAGCGACCCTACCCCGCCGCCAGTACCGGCCAGCTACGACTTTCAAAAATCACGCGCCCAGCGAGAATTCTTTCTCGCCCAGCTCGCCGAGAGCGAAGCGCGCAAGAGCAGCGGTGAGCTAGTCGAGCGCAAGGCTGTTGAGAATGCGGCTTACGCCTCCGGCCGACTGTTACGCGATCTGCTGCTGGGCCTGCCAAAGCAGATTAGCCCTGGGCTGGCCGCCATTAACGATCCCTGGGATCTAGAACGTGAACTCACTGGCCATCTTCGTCGTGTGCTGGATGACGCCAGCCGGCTGAGCGTGGCTGACTTGGAGCAGGCGCTACAGCCTTCGAACTGAAGCCATGAACCCACAGTATGCCGACGGTGCCGAGCAGTACCGCTCGGCATACATGCGTGGCCTGCAGCCGGATCCAGAACTTTGGATCGATCAGTGGGCCGACGAGTACATGCGTATCCCGCGCGATACGGGCGCCGCGGAGCCCGGCCCGTATCGCACCGACCGCACGCCATACGCCCGCGAGCCGATGCGCTGCCTGTCGCCAACGCACCCCGCCAAGCGGGTAGTGACCAAGGTCGCGTCGCAGATGATGAAGACGCAGATCGCCCTTAACTGGATCGGCGGCTGCATCCACATGGCACCGGCCAACATCCTGATGCTGCTGCCGAGCCTGGGCTTGGCCAAGCGCGTCAGTGGCCGTGTAGACAAAACTATCAAGGCCACGCCAGTGCTGCGTGACCGCGTCGCCGGCTCTCGCTCGAGGGATTCGCGCAACACGCTGGACACCAAGGAATTCGAAGGCGGCACGCTGTTCGCTACCACCGCCGGCTCCGCTGCGAACCTCGCCGAAGTGTCGGCGCGCTTCATCTACGGCGACGAGGTCGACCGCTGGGATGTCGACGTCGACAACGAAGGCGACCCAATCGAACTGGCCGAAACTCGAGGCACCACCTTCGGGCGCAACGCCAAGTTCTACTTCTCCAGCTCGCCGACGATCAAGGGCGTCTCCCGGATCGAGGATCTATTCCAGCAGGGCGACCAGCGACACTACTACGTGCCGTGCCCCCACTGCGGCGAACACCAGGTACTGGAGTGGACCAATCTCAAGTGGCCCGATGACTTCAGTTGGGCCGGCTATCTCTGCTGCAATTCGGAGTGCGGCGCGCTGATTGAGGAACACCACAAAGGCCAGATGCTGGCAAACGGTGAATGGCGCGCCCATGCCGAAGGCGACGGAGAAACCGTCAGCTTCACACTGAGCGCGTTGTACATGCCCCCCGGCTGGCTCGCCTGGGTCGACCTGGCCAAGCAATACGCCAAGGCGCAACTCGCGGCATCCCGCGGTGACCTCGAGCCGATGCAGGTGTTCTACAACACCCGCCTGGCCCAGGTCTGGGATTCGGCTCAGGAGATGACCAAGGCAAGCGAACTCAAGGCCCGCGCCGAAGAGTATCGCCTCGGTACCGTACCCACTGGCGCGCTGATCCTGACCGCAGCAGTGGATACCCAAGGCGATCGCCTTGAGCTACTGGTCATCGGTTGGGGGGAAGGTTTAGAGCGCTGGGTGGTAGATCACCAGGTGATCCAAGGCAACCCAGCCGATGAACGCACCTGGGCGGCGCTGGATGAAAGGCTGAAGGCGCGGTACCGACACAGCTCGGGTGTCGAACTGGCCATCTGCGCGACGGCAGTCGACTCCGGCGGTCACCACACCGACGAGGTGTACCAGTTCTGCCGGCTTCGCCGGTGGCGAAACGTGTTCGCGATCAAGGGAGCCAGCAAGCCAGGCCGCCCCGTCATCGCGCAGCGGCCTTCGAAGGTCGATGTGACCTGGAAAGGCACGACCGAAAAGCAGGGCGCCGAACTCTGGATGATCGGTACCGATACGGCGAAGGACTGGATCTACAACCGCTACCCGTTGCACGACGGCCCCGGCGCGCTGCACTTCTCCATCGACCTGGCTAATGACTTCTACGACCAATGTGTGGCGGAGCGGAAGATCACTCGCTACGTGAAAGGCCACAAGCGGATCGAGTGGGTGAAAGGCAAAGCCGACCGCAACGAAGGCCTCGACCTGCTGGTTTACAACCTGGCAATGGCGCACTACCTCGGGTTGCACCGCAACAAGGAAGCGGAATGGTCCCGGCTACGTGCTGCGGTTTCGCAGGGCAGCCTGTTTGCCGAGCGTGTTCCAGCGGCACCAAAAGAGACCGAATCGGAGCCAGTCAAAAGCAATGACAGCCCTGTGTCTTCGCCAGTACCGCCACCGAGGCCATCGCCTCAGCCGGTTGGCCGGCGCCGAACCAGCAGCACATACCTGACGCGGCGCTGACCGCACCGAGAGGCATACATGAGCGAAGCCCAACAGCGCCTGGCAGACGTCCGGGCGTCGATTAAGGACATCCTCGAAAATGGACAGTCCGTTCGCAAAGGCGATCGTCAGCTGGACCGCGCTCAGCTGGCGAGCCTGCGCATGCTCGAAGAACAGTACGCCAAGGCGGCTGCGGCCGAGCAAGCCGCTGCTCGCGGTCGACCGCGAATCACGCGGCTTTACAGTCGAGGCAAGGGCATCTGATGACACGTATCCGAGCGGTTCCCAAGCGCATCCGCAACAGCTACGAAGCCGCCGGTACGGGGCGGCGTGCCGAAGGCTGGGATGCACCTTCAGGTGCCTTGAACGCCATTGCACTGCCGGCCTTGCCGGCGCTGCGCAAGCGCTCTCGCGCCGCTGTGAAGAACGACCCCTACGCTTACAGCGCGATCGACAAACGAGTCAGCAACATCATCGGCACAGGAATCACGCCACGCGCCTCGATACGGGACGCCACGGTGCGCGCCGCCCTTCGGCAACTGTGGGAGGACTGGACGGACGAATCCGACGCCGACGGGCTAGCTGACTTCTACGGCCAGCAGGCAATCATTGCTCGCATGGTTGAGGAGTCCGGCGAATGCTTCGTGCGTCTGCGGTACCGACGCCCAGAGGATGGTTATTCCGTCCCTATGCAGCTGCAAGTGCTTGCGCCTGAGTACGTACCCCTCGACAAGAACTTTAAGACACGCGCCGGCAACATCGTCCGCGCAGGCATTGAGTTCAACGGCATAGGCCAGCGGGTGGCGTACTGGATGTACAGCACCCACCCAGGTGATGCGTTCACAGCGGGTATCGGGTTCAACACGCTGAACCGGATCCCGGCCGACCAGGTACTGCATATCTTCGAACCCACCGAAGGTGGCCAGCTGCGTGGTGTACCCCGCCTGGCTCCGGTGCTGCTACGCCTCAAGTCGCTGGATAACTACGACGATGCGGTGCTGTTTCGGCAGGAGGTGGCCAACCTTTTCGCCGGCTTCATTACTCGCAAGGCAGCAGAGGGCGTGCCGCCTGCCATCGATCCTATAACTGGCCAGCCGATCAACGCCGACACAGACGGCTCGCCGCTTGTTGGCCTCGAGCCTGGCTCTATGCAAGAGCTGATGGAGGGCGAAGAGGTCACCTTCTCCGACCCGCCAGACGCAGGCAGTACCTACGTCGACTTCATGCGGCAACAACTGCAAGCCGCTGCAGCGGGTGTCGGTCTGCCGTATGAGCTGTTGACCGGTGACATGGGCGACATCAGCGACCGCGTGTTGCGAGTCTTGCTCAACGACTTCCGTCGGCGCATCGAGCAGCTGCAATTCGGCGTTTACGTGTTCCAGCTCTGCCGTCCGGTACGTATCGCCTGGCTCGACGCAGCGGTGTTGGCGGGCTCAATCGCGCTACCCGATTACACCGGGCGACGTCGCGAATATCTGCGCACCCGCTGGGTACCGCAGGGCCACCCATATATCCATCCAGTGCAGGACGTGGACGGCAAACTCAAGGAAATCAAAGGCGGCTTGGCCAGCCGCAGCGAGCACGTTCTACGTACCGGCTACGACGCCGAACAGATCGACGAAGAAAACGCCCAGGACAACGAGCGTGCCACGCGCTTGGGCCTCACCTATAGCAGCGATACGAGCCCGGCGCTGCCAGCACTAAGAGAGGAAGACGAATGAAATCGCTAGGCAAATATTGGGCGAGCCTTTGCCTCGCCTTGGTTATGCAGGGAGGCCGCGCGCTGCCTTTCCCGCGCATCCAGAACCTTGGGCCCAACGAGGAGCAACGCGAGCACTGGTACAGCGTCCGCGCGGCGGGTGAGGGCAGTAATCGGGTAATTGAGGCCATGGTTTACGGCGAGATCGGTTACTGGGGAATCACCGCAGAGCAGTTCGTCCGGGACCTGAAAGAGCTGGATGACGGCGTTTCGCGAGTCGTTGTCAGCTTTGCCACCATCGGTGGGGATTTGATGGATGGCATCGCCATTCATAACGCCCTGAAGGATCTTGGCGAGCGCTGTGAAGGGCGCGTGGTTGGCGCCTGTTACAGCGCCGGCACAGTGGCCGTGTGCGGTGCGCATCGCGTCACGATGGCTGAGAACGGCCTGTTCATGATTCACAACCCGAATATCGACTGGTTGTCGGGAGTTGAAAGTAGCGAGCTGCGAGCCTATGCGGACCTGCTCGACAAAACTCTCGAGCTGATCATCACCTGCTACCAGCGGCGTGCGCTGACCATCAGCGATGAAGAGCTTCGATCCATGATCTCTGCCACCACCTGGATGACAGCCGGCGAGGCCAAGGCGGCGGGCTTTGTAGACGAGGTTCTGACCGGCGTCACGGTAAAGGCCGCGCTCGGCAATCTCAAGATTCTGAATCGATACCAGAACGCACCGCCGGAGGCGCTGGCTTTGGTAACCAACCGGCTCGAGTCCGATCCGGCTGCGGAACCTGAACCAGATCCGGCGCCCGAACCTGAGCCGAGTCCCGATGATGAGCCGGACGCCGCATCTCTCGCTGCCCAACTCACTGCTGACTGTACCGCGGCCGGCCTCGGCAATGTCGCCTCGATCCTGATCAAGGCCAGCGGCCTTAAGAGCCGCGCTGTTGTTCAGGAGCATCTGGTGCGTGCGAAGGCAGTGCGTGATTTGTGCGTGCTGGCCAAGCTGCCGAACGAGGCTGAAGCGTTGATCCAGGCAGGCCTCACCGCCGACCAAGCCCGGGCCAAGTTATTCGAAAAAATCGTAGCCAACAGCAGCCAGGTCGAGATCGATAACAAACCCCCGTTGCCGGATCACCAACCGGCTCCTTCCACCAAAGCGGCAGACCCTGGCGCGATCTACGCCAGCCGTAAACCCAACGCCTCGAAAGGAGCGCATAAATGAGCATCAAAACTGAAGGCGTCCATGCCGGCGAATTCCTCCTTTCGGAGGCCAACGGTACTCGCAGCCGGGAGGAAATCACGCTGGCAGCCACAGCTGTGGATCTTCCGGCCGGCCAGTTACTGGGCAAGCTGACTGCCAGTGGTCTTTACGCAGCCTACGACCCGGAGGCAGACCCGGCTGACGGCAGCGAAACCGCAACCGCCATCCTCTGGGCGCCCGTAGGCGCATCCACCGAACCCCAGCGCAGCGTCGGGATTGTGCGTGATGCCGAAGTGATCGAGCGCCTGGTCACCGGTCTCGACGGCGCCGGCGAAGCCGACCTGCTGGCCCAAGGCATCGTGATTCGCCCTTAACCGCCACCGCAACCCGACACCCTTAACCCCGCCGATGCGGGGTTTGTCGTTTCTAGGAGCCCACCATGGCCGAGATTTCCATTTTTGAAGACGAGGCGTTCAGCGTCCCGAACCTCGTTGCAACCATCAACGAAGAACACCCGGTACCGGGCCAGATCGCTGCGATGGGCCTGTACAACGAAGAGGGCAGCCTCACCGTTACCCAGCAGATTGAAAAAGACGGCGACGTCCTGGCGCTGGTCCCAGCAGCACCGCGCGGCGCCCCTGGGCACGTTGTCATCGCCAGCAAGCGTGAGCTGATCCCATTCAACGCAGTGCACCTGCCGCAGACCTTCACCATCACCGCTGACGAGATCCAAGGCATTCGCGCCTATGGCTCCCGGACCGAGCTGCAGGGCGTGCAGGATGTAGTCAACGCCCGCATCGAGAAGGCCCGCAAGCAACTGGAACTGACCCACGAGTTCCAGCGTATCGGCGGCATCAAGGGCCTGATCGTCGATGCCGATGGCACCACCCCGCTGGTGAACCTCTTTCAGCGCTTCGGCATTACGCAGCAGACGCTGGCCATGCAGTTCGGCACAGCAGATGTCAGCGAAAAGGCCGGTACTGCTTTGGACATGCAAGACGATGCCCTCGGTACCGCAACAGGTGTCGGCGCCATTGCACTCTGCGGCAAGTTGTTTTGGGCCAAGTTGATCGCTGATAAAACGGTCAAGGATGTCTACATGCAGTCGACCCAGGCCGATAGCTTGCTGGGCGACCGCCGTCAGGCGTTTACCTTCGGTGGCGTGCTTTGGGTCCGTTATCGCGGCAAGGTAGGCAACAAGGCGTTCGTTGCCGACAACGAGGCCTACCTAGTACCTGAAGGGGTCGAAGACCTCTTCAAGTCGGTCTACGCCCCGGCCAACTACATGGAAACGGTCAACACCCTAGGCGTGCCGCACTACGCCAAGCTGGAGCGCCTGCCGTTCGACAAAGGCGTGATGGGCGAAGCGCAGTCCAACCCGCTGCACATCTGCACGCGCCCGCGCGCAGTGATCAAGTTGACCGCCTGACAATGGCCGGTTTCGGCAAAGCATTGGAGGCGATGGATTCGGCCATCGCCGCCAGCCTCAACGATGGCCAAGCCGACTACCTCAACTACGCCGGCGCGGTGCTCGCCGAAGGCGTTGCGGCCATCCTCGGCCGCGACGTCGAGCGGCTCGATACCGTTAGCGGCATGCTTGACAGGACGGTGACCCTCACCGTTCGCAAGGGCTTGCTGCAGCCATTTGACCGTAAGGGCGCGTTCCGGCTCGACGGCAAAGCCTGGCACATCGACGGCATCGCCGCTGATGACGGCCACTGGCTAACCCTCTACGTGGTGCCCTGACATGCCCATCGATATGCAATCCGCCATCGTCGCGGAGCTCCTGGCGCGCCTAGGTGCCGTCCCGTCTTTCGGCGCCCTGGTGTTCGAGGACAGCGTGCTTCGCGTAATCGACTCCGCCGACGAGGCCTTGCCCGATGACTTCATCGTTATCCAGCCCGGCCAAACCGAAGAGCTTGAGCGCGCCGGATCCGGCAGCGTTCGCGAGCGCGTAACCCTCAATGTCACCGCCATTACCCGTCGGCGTGATTTTGCGCTGGCGCTGCGTTCGGCTCGGCTGGCGGTCAAGGTTGCGCTCTCAGGCGTCAAGGCCGGCCTAGGTTCACAAGGTGTTCAGAGCGCAGCGTTCCAGCCGGAAACGCCTATGCCTCCGGGCGAGGGCCGGCGCTGGGCATGCCATGTGCTGCCGTTGCAAATCACCTACCTGCAACCACTCAAGTGAGGCTATCCATGCCCAAGGTCACCATCAGCAAACCGTTCAACTTCCAGCACGGCCGAGAGGTCAAGCGCTACAAAGCAGGCGCTCAAGACGTCCCGCAAGCCGTTGCTGATCACGCCAAGGCGAGGGGCTTTCTCGAGCCACAAGCCCAGGCCAAGCCCGCCCCAAAGGGTGAAACCAAACAGTAAGGAGCGCCCAATGGCCCAAGTAGACCGCAGCTTCATCGGCGAAGGCATCATCTACGCCCGCAAATACGGTTCGCAGGATCCGTTTCTGGACATCGGTAACTGCGATACCTTCAACGTCGCGTATGCCACCGAGAAGCGTGAGCTGAAAAACTTCCGCGGCGGCGGTGGTAACCGCAACGTCAAAGAGCAGGTGTCCGGTGTAACTGCCGCGATCGGAATGTATGACCTCACCCCCGAAAACATTGCTCGCGTAACCAATTCGGCGATCGTGTCGGTACCGGCCACTGCCATCGTGAACGAGCAGCTGATAGCAGGTGGTGTCATTGGTGAGCTTATTCCCTTCAACCACCTGCCAGATACCACGAAGCCCGTTACGGTCAAAACCGTGGGCGAGGGCTCCGAAGAAGGTGTCGAACTGGTCGCCGGCACCGACTACGTGCTGACCCCTCACGGCATCATCAGCAAATCAGCCGCAGTCACAGCAGCAGGTGTCTCGGTCAGCTACACCCCGCTGAAGGCCAGCGCCCTGCATATGCTTGCCGGCGCCCCGGTCGAACTGGAGCTGTACATCGCCGGCTTGAACGATGCGCAATCTGGCGAGCCGTTCAGCCTTCGCCCGCGCCGCGCCAAGTTCGGCCTCACCAGCGAGCTGCCAGTGTTCAGCCAGGAATACGTGAAGCTGGCCAGCACCGTTGAACTGCTTGCTGACGACTTGGTGCAGGGCGCTGGGATAAGCAAGTTCTGCCAGATGGATGTGGTTGATAAGGCGGCATAGGCTCAGAAGAAGCCCCTTCATGCGAGGGGCTTTGTATTGCAGGGCTGTGTTCGCTTTGCATTCGCCGCAGAGGTGACCCGATTAACCACCTCTGTCAACTCGCTTATACGGGGCAGAGGCTCTGGGCCGGTTGTTTTTGCGGGCTTCGCGATCCTTTACACGTGAATCGGATTGCTTTCGATAAGGAACGACCCGCTTGAAGCCAGGCCCTATACGGCTAGCTTCTTGTAGGAGCACTGTCACGAACTCCTTTTGGATCAGCCACCATATCTCCAATACCAAAATAGGCGCCATGAAAAAGAAGAAGTACACAAGTAGTACTGGTGTGGTGGCGCCACGATTAACGGAAACCATGATTGCCAGCGAAACGACCGTGCACACGATAAAAGCGCCAAAAAGGGCACCCTCCTTGGCGATCTGGCGCTGGATAACGAATGGGTCCACGCGAAAGCGCTTCGCAAATTTTAACTCACGATAGCGAGACGATCGCAGGTACTGCGCCATGGTGCGGATGATTGAGGATCCGGCTTGTTTGATGAGCCAGAAAATTGCCGCAACGATTGCAGGAGCCGTGAGGTCTTGGAGAGTTGGCAAATAGTTTATTAACGTTTCGAACATGGGCCTTCCATAGCTAGCGTTTACTCTGGTGGTATCTCGTTTTCAAGCGACTATAGCGGTAGTGCTGCAACGACGCTGCCGCTGCCCTGGTGAAGATTCAAGTGCGCTCTCCGGGAGTTGTAGCCTCGATTTAGAAGACCCGCCTCAACTGCTGCTTTCAGATCGCTCCCGAGGAATCTTGGTTCTGAGGTATCGATTCCGTTGCTATTTGCGTGCAATGGAAAAAGCGCCGCTCTACCGTCCCAGTCCTTTGCAAGTAAACCTGGCTAGCCTCGATGTCATCAATCTGTTTGAGGATGGAGGCGAGGGCGCTGGTGGTGCTGAGTAGTTCATGATCGCACCTTCATTCCTGTGGCTGTTGGAAACGCTTGACCATGTAGTCCAGGGCCTCCTGCTCGGTAGCGGTGATGGTGCTCTGAGTATTAACGATGGTGCGGCAAGCGATTATCAGGCGCTTCATCATGCCAGGGTTGCAGCGCTTGGCTACCAGGCCAACGGCGACCTTGAAGCCGCGGAGGCTGGGGATGTTGATGGAGTCGATCAGACCTGAGGCCAATTCCTCGGTGATTCTGACGTCGCCCGTAAGTACCCTGCATGCGGCGGTAATGACTTTGCGTTCCGCGGCGCGGAGTTGCCCGTCAGCCTTGCCGACGTACAACAGCACCTGCAGCGCTTCGAGGTGGTTGCGGTACAGCACGTCAAGCGTGTAGCGCGGAGTCTTTTTGTAGAGAGCGTACAGGTGCTTGGGGATGTTCGCTTTCTCTACTACCTCGCCAGTTGCTGTGTTGTGGCAAGCGCGAATGTCACAAATGCGAAAGGTGCGGTATCGACCGCGAAGGTGACAATGGCCAGAGATTGTGTGGGGGTCGAAGTTCGTGACCGAGACGTCACGTTCCGTGGGGTCGTCAAAGCCACGCTGGTAGCGGATGTGCAGTGTTGCGATGACGTCGGCTGGGTCTGCCATGGCGCGCTCCTAGCGTCGTGCGGCTGAATTCCTTTTATAACAATATCTTGCTGCCGGATAGTGGCACAAAGCCCACATCAGCAAGATCAAAGGTTCTTCAGTAACCGTTCGTCCTGGGGCGCTGCGTCTGACCACGACAAGCCGTCCTTCGCAGCCGCGAGGCCTCGGCGAAGCGCTTCAAGAAGTGGGTGACCGCGGAGGTGCTGCCGAGCATTCGCAAGCACGGCGCTTACGTAATGCCGACCGCTGAGCCGGAACAGGACAATGTGCCGATGGCGGCGCACGTAGCAGCGAATGAAATGCGAGATCCTGTAGGTGAACCCGCTTCGGCGGGTTTTTTTTGCCTGGAGTAATGTATGGCCGGCTTCAAAGATCGCCTGATTCAGTTCGTACTGCGCGGCAAGGACGAACTGTCCCCCGCTGCCGAAAAGTCTGGCGCGGCGCTTGATGCCTTGCGGCAGGAGGCCGAACAGCTGGGGCAGGCACTGGACAAGGCCAAGGATGCCCAAGGCCTGAGCAAGTCCCTGCAGCAGACTGAGCGCGCCGTAGAGCAGACCGAGCGCAGCCTGGTGCAGGCCGACTTGCAGATCCGCGAACTGCGCGATGCGCTGAACGCAACCCCTGAAGGCGCTGGCCTGCAGCAGTCGCTGAAAGAGGCAGAGCGCGAAGCGCGCAAGTTGCAGCGCGTGCTCGATACCCTGCGTACCAGCCTGGGCGATCAGCAGCAGGCCGCCAAGGCCGCCGGCATCGATACGGACAACCTGGGCGACGAGCAACAGCGCTTGGCAGGCGAGGTGACTAAAGCCCAGGCGGCGGTAAAGGACAACAACCAGGCGCTGAAGGCCGCCCAGCGCGAACACAATGCTGCGGCCCGCGCCACTGCCGAACACAGCTCACGCATCGACAGCGCCCGCGAATCCATGGCGCGTGGTGCGAAACAGGTCCTGGCCTTCGCCGCCGCCTACATCTCTTTAAACGCCGCGTTCAACCTTGTGCGTGGCGGCTTGAATCTGGTGCGCGACGGAATCCGCGCTGTGATCGCGGACGGCAGCAGCAATGAGCAGGCGCTTGCTCAGCTGGAGTCGGCGCTGGTCTCGACTGGAAATGCCGCCGGGCTGACAGCGCAGCAACTGTTGGACATGGCGGACAAGTTCAAGGCCTCGTCCATGCTCACCACCGAGCAGATCCTGGCTGGGCAAACTCGCCTGCTGTCGTACACCGATATCGTTGCCAGCGAGTTCCCGACGGCGATGCAGATTGTCATTGATCAGCAGCAGCGCCTGGGGATCAGCGTCGAGCAGTCCGCGGAGATTGTCGGGCGGGCGTTGCAGTCGCCGTCAGAGGCCATCGCCACGCTGGGCCGGCAGGGGTTCAAGTTCGAGGCGGACCAGAAACGCCTGCTAAAGCAGCTGGAAGCGACCGGCAAGAAAGCCGAGGCGCAGGCCGTCATCATGGACATGCTGACCGAGGCCTATGGCGGCTCGGCTGCAGCGGCGAGGATGAACACTTTTGCCGGCCTGCTGAAAACGGTCGGTGATCAGTTTGGTGATTTTGCTGGTCGGGTTGCAGGCAGCGGCGCGTTTGATTTTGTTCGGGGCAAGCTGCAGCAGTTGGCCGACCACTTAGATGCAATGGCGAATGATGGCCGCCTCGATCGTTTGGCGCAGAGCTTGTCGGATGCTTTCGTTAAAGGAGCCGAAGCTGTTTCGCAATACGTCGAGCGGCTGGCAACGGTCGATTTCGAGGGGCTGGCTAACCGGGCTGCCAACGTGGCAGCAAAGGTTGGTCCAGCGCTCGAGCAGACTGTAAGCACTGCCCAGGTTGTAACAGCCGCGTTGACGACCGTATGGAACACCTTTGCGGGTACGGTAAACGCTGCGGCGGCGTCCCTGGTGTTGATTGTCCAGCAAACGGTTGGCCGACTCGCGCTAGCGGTTGGACAGATCGCTGCTTTGTTCGGCGGCGATGAAATCCGCGCCAAGGCTGATGAGCTTTATAGGTTCCTCGGTGAACTTAGCACAGCCTATATCGAGCAGGCGAAAACCGATTTTGGCCAGGTGGCTGATGCCTGGACCACCACAACCGAAACCGTAAAAACCAAGGCCGCCGAGCAGACGCAAGCCGTAAAGCAGGAAGCTGACGAACAGTTCGAGCACATCGTCCAGCGCGTCACCGACATGAACAATGCCTTGGCGCAGATCGATGCCGCAAAGGGTGCCGCCCAGCTCAAGCAGCTGGGCGAGGAGATGTACAAAGCCTACCAGCGCGGCGACCTCAGCCAGCAGCAGTTCGCAGCCGGCGCAGCCATACTCCAGGCCAAACTGCGCGAGACCGGCAGTGCTGCAACTGGCATGGCCAAGGCGGTAGGCATAGCGGCGGACAGCCTGAAAAACCTGGCTGATGTGCAACGTGCGATTGGCGATGCCAAAACCGACCGCGACATCACCGCGATCACCACAGCCCTGCGGCGGCTATATGACGACGGGCAAATCGGCGCCGCTGAATACAACGCCGAACTGGCCAAACTCACCGCCCGCCAGAAGGAGCTCAAGCAGGCGCTGGAGGGAAGCAAGAAAGCCCAGGACGAAAAGAACAAATCCGACCAGGAAGCCATCGTCACCAGCGAACAGCTGCGCCGCGAATCCGGCAAGCGCATGGAAGCCGAGCGTCGTGCCGGCGACCAGGCGATGCAGGACCGCCGGCGGGGCAGCGAAGAAGCCAAGCGCGACATGGGCGCGATGGAGGACTTCTTTGGCGGTGTGATGAGCCGGGCACGTGAGCCGCTGGCAGCGCTGAGCGGGGCAGCCCTTGAAGCCTTTGACCGGCTCAACAACATCAGCACGGCCAACGTCCAGATGGACACCAGCAGCCTGGATGCGACCACCAGCTCGCTGAAGCGGGCGACCGAAGCGCTGGGTGAGATGCATGCTGCTGCCAACACTGTCGGCATGAGCGAGATAGGTCAGTGGATGACGCGGACAGCGCTGCAAAGCCAACAGTTGCAGATCCAGTTCCTCGGGCAAAAGGCGCGGTTGCAGAGCCTGATGGAAGGCTATGAGGACGGCAGCATCACCGTGCAGCAGTTCGTTAAGCGTGCCAGTTCCGCGCGGCATGCGATGGGCCTGCTCAACGACTCGGATCTGCGCACCCTGGAGGGCGCGATTCAAGCCGCGAAAGATCGCATGGAGCAGATGGCCAACTCCACTCGTTCCACGTTGGAAGGTTTGCAGGATGAGCTGGACAACCTGCAAGGGCGCACCGAGGACGTCGAGCGTCGCCGCTTCGACAGCCGTCGACGCGAGCTGCAGGCGCAGCTGGCCGAGGCTAACGCCCAGGGCGACAGCCAGGCGGTGGCCAATGCCGCTCGGGCGCTGGGCATGCTCCGCCAGATCGAGTCCGAATCGGCGCAGCAGCGGCAGCGTGAAGAACAAAAAAAGCGCATCGATGCCCAGCAGCAACCGCAGGGTGCCGCGCCGCAGCAGGCTCAAACCCAGTCGCCCAACAAGGTCATTCGGCTGGAAGTGCCGGGCCGTAGGCCTGTCGACGTGGCTGTAAACAGTGACACTGACGAAACCAACCTGCTCGGCATTCTCGAAAGTGCTGGGCTGAGGGCTCTGTGATGGCGCTGACCCTGGATACCGTCGACCTGGCGGATGACCCTAACCTCGGCGGCGAGCAATTGCAGTGGGTGGATGAGTGGGACTGGGATCCGGTCGAGCAGGAGCAAGAGCGCAGCCTGAGCGGAGCGCTGATCATCCAGGAGGGCGTCAAGCGGTACGGCCGCCCGATCACCCTCAGCAGCAACGGCGGCGCCTGGTTCACCCTGGCCAGGGTGCGCGAGCTTGAGGAGCTGGCAGCGCTGCCGGGCCGGGTGATGCTGCTAACCCTGCCCACCGGTACCACGCATTACGTCACCTGGAACCGCGCCGCTGGCCCTGCCGTACAGGCCGCCCCGCTGTTCCGCCAGGTAGCACCATCGCCGGACTGGCTGCACGAGCTGACCCTGCGGCTGATTACCGTGGCGCCGCCGCCCGACCCTGCACCCGAACCAGATCCCGAACCCTGACCAGCCCGCCCCGTGCGGGCTTTTTGTTGCCTGGAGATTCATGGCATGACGATTAACGTCACCGATGTGAAGCTGCTCAAGAGCCAGCGCCTGACCGATGAAGACGACGGCGGTGGCCGCGCCACTGGCAATGCCGTGGTGTCCGGCGAGGTCAACAACGTATTCCCCGACATCAGCCGGCTGGACCGCACCACCGGCCGCATCAACCTGCGCAAGCTGTATGGCGGGCCGATGACGCAGAACGCCGATGCCTACCTGGGCGCACACGCCATCGTCACCAAGGCGCCGGCCGACCCGCGAGTGAGCGTGCTGCTGTTCAACACCGGCAGCCAGACGGACGAGCGGCGCGATGCGCGCAACGCCATCGAGAGCTATGTGGCGGCCGCAACCACTGCGCAGTTTGATCTCCTCGGCACCCAGCTGGCCGGCCAGCGGGCCATTGCCTGCGTCCAGCGCGAGGAACAGCGCGTGCCGGAGATCGGCGACGTGTTCCAGCTGGTGACGGCAAGCGCTGCGCAATACGTGCGCCTGACCGGCGTGGACGCCAGCCTGGAGCAATTCACCTACGACTATGGCAACGGCAACTTTGTGAACTTCACCCGGCGCCGGCTCGATCTTTCCATCAGCGCGCCGCTGCTAAACGAATACCCGGGCGGCCAGGTCACGCCTGCCGGTACCTCAGCGATTGCGCTGGATGGCAAGGCCAAGGCCCGCGTGCTCAGCACTCAGGTGGCGGACGCCGCGCGTTATTACGGCATCAGCCCGCTTGCCGAGGCGATCGCCGCCGGCTCGCTCAACCTGCGCGTACAGTCGGTGTACAGCCAGCTGGTGCCCAGCACCACAAAAGAGTCAGCGCTGGTCGATGTGCTGGGTGGCTACCAGCGTCAGCTCTATCTGCCTGCTGGGCCGGCGCGTTCGGTGAACCTGACCGTTGCCGCCGGTGCGGTAGTGGGCGAGTCGCGCACCTTCCTCGGTACCGGCTGTGCGCCGGGCACCCTGAACATCACCGCCAACGGCGGCACCTTCGCAGACGACAACAAGGGCAGCCTGCGCTTCGTCAGTGGCAGTAATTGGATCAGCGCCGGTCGCATCGATTATCAGACGGGCGAAGTAACTCTGGTGCGCACCGGTACCAGCTGGACCGGATCGGCCACCGGCAGCTATCGCCCGGGCGCGGCGGCAACGGGGGACACTGTCACGGGCGAACTGGAAATCACCCTGGGCAATCGCGGTTACGTCTACACGCTGAACCTGTCCGGGGCTGTGCCGCGTGCCGGTACGCTCTCCGTCAGCTATATGGCCCTCGGCAAGTGGTATGAGCTGCGGGACATGGGCGACGGCCTGCTGACCGGCGAAGGCGCCGGCACCATCAGCCTGGCCACCGGCTCGGTGTCGCTCACGCTCAACGCATTGCCCGATGTCGGCAGCTCCCTGATCTACAGCTACGTAAGCTCGGCTGATAACGCCATTTCCCAACGTGCCGGTGGCAGCATTGTGCCGAAGCTGGAGGTACGGCATACCCTGCCCGGTGGCGGTGTGCTGCCAGGCTCGGTCACGGTGACGTTTACCGCCGGTACCGAACGCATCCTGACTGACAACGGGCAAGGCGTACTCAACGGCAGCGGTGGCACCGGCACCATCGCCTATGCCACCGGTGAGCTCGTTATGGAGCTGGGCGCGACCCCCGCCGGCGGCATCGCCTACACCTACCGGCAGGGTACGGTCGAGGGTGACGTGCTGAGTGTCGCCAGCGACGGCAGTGGCATGTCCACCTTCACGATACCGGGCGCGCCACTCAAGCCAGGTTCTGTGCGGGTGGATTGGATGACCACCCGGCGACAATCGGCCCCGGCTATCAACTGGCAGGTGATCGAGAGCGGGAACGCGCTGCCGATTTACGATGGGCTGCGAGATGTGGCCAACCGTGCGAACGACAATGGCAACGGCGGCTGGCAAGCTGGCCGTGCGGGTACCATCAATTACACCACCGGCCAGGTGACGCTGCAGGTGGCGCAGCTGTACGAGTATGTCGAATACACCTACAGCAACGCCCGCCGTCAGGGCCTCATGGGGCCAGTGACCGAGCCGGTGCTGATTACCACGCCGGTGCAGATGCGCGAGCAGTTCGGCGGCACGATTTCAATTGCCGCGCTGGCCGCCGGCGTGACCACCGAACCGCAGACCAGCAACCAGGCTCAGCCGCCAATCACCGTCGAGCTGCTGCCCGGTGTGGCTGAGCCCATCGTGCCCGGTTCACTGCTGTTCAGCTGGAACGGTGCGCTATACACCGACCGCAGCGGCATCCTCTACCGGGACGTGGCCAGCAACACCAACGGCGGCACCGCCGTGGGCAGCGTCGATTACGTTTCAGGCGTTGCCACATTGAATAGCTACAGCGGCAACACCACCGGCGCAGTCACGCTGCTGGCCTGCCTGACGGCTTCAGCTGGGTTCAGCGTCACCGGCGCGACCTTTCGCACGCCAGGCGCGCCGCTGCGGGCCGGCAGCATGCAGGTAACCGTGGTGCGTACGGATACCGCTGCGATTGTCACCGCGGCCTCGAACCTCAATGGTGAGTTCGCAACCGGCATCGTCCATGGCACTGTCGACGCCGCCACGGGTATTGCGCGCTTGCGTTTTACATCGAACCCGGCCGACGAGACAGGGGCCAGCGACGTGCCCGTCATCCCGTTGCTGCTGCGCTACAACGCCGTGGTGCAAACGCGTCTGCCTTTGGATGCCGGTCTGTTGGGTCTCGATCCGGTGCGCCTGCCGGCGGATGGACGCGTGCCGATCTACCGGGACGGCGACGTGCTGGTGATCCACCACACCGCTGAAACGTTGGTGACCTCGCCAACCGCTGGCGACACGCTGCAATTGGCGCGTACGCAGCAGGCGGAGATTGAAGTGGTCGATGGGGCCGGCACCGTCCTGCGCGCCGACTCCTATTCGGCCGATCGCGAGAACGGCACCGTGACCTGGGCTAACCCGCTGGTGTTGCAGGACACCGAGGGCAACCCGGTGGGGCTGCCGCTGATCGTGCGTGACCGGGTTGAGCATATGGCGCTCGTGACCGAAGTGCAGATCACCGGCGAACTGGGTATCAGCTCGCCGCTGCCCTGGGATCTACCGGCGGGGGAAGCGCAGGTCTCCAGCGCGGTGGCCTGGGGCGATCTGCAATCGCGGATCCACACCTGGTTCACCCAGCAGACCTGGAGCCAGGGCGCGCCGAACTGGACGGATGCGCCGGTCGGCAACACCACCACCGCGCAATACAACAGCCTGAGCTACCCGCCAATCATCACCAACGCCGGGGGCATCGCGGGCAAGTGGGCACTGGTGTTCACCAGCGCCTCGGCGTTCAACGTGGTGGAAGAGCAACTGGGCGTTATCGCTACCGGCAACACCACGGCCGACTGCGCGCCTATCAACGCCCTGACCGGCCAGCCGTATTTCACGATACGGCGTGACGGCTGGGGTAGCGGTTGGGCGGCGGGTAATGCAGTGCGCTTTAAC